CGGTGGCCACCAGGCCGACGACCGCCCCCACCACCACGCTCGGGTCGGTGAAGACAGCCGAGGCGATGGTGCCCATGCGGCCCAGGCCGTCGAAGGGGCGAACCTCCACGGACCAGGTCTGATCGGACGGCACGCGCCAGGCCAGCCGGGTGCCGTACACGTTGCTGTCGATCAGCACGAGGGGCTGGCCAGCAGGCGCAGCCCAGACCTGGGCGTGGTCGTAGTTGCCGGTCACGTCCCAGGTGGCGGACAGCTCGTGCTCCCAGCCGCCGCCCACCTTCACGCGGGACCGCGTGATCTGCAGGTTGCTCGCGACGGGAAGCGCCGCGGTCAGCGACGAGCCATTCGGCGCCGGCACGTAGTTGCCGTTGATCACGTAGTCCCAGAACTCGGGGCCCTCAGGCACGCAGGAGATGCGGGCGCCCTTCAGATCCGCCTCTGGCTCCATGCTGACCACGCGCACGCGGTAGCCCGGGGTGGGCTTGAAGTCGTAGCACCACAGCGTGTCGTGCGCCGGATCGTCCTCGGTCGCGCCGGGCAGCGGTAGCCCGGCCGGCCACGGGTCGGACAGGGTCACCTGATCCGACGCAACCGACAGCGCCTCAACCTGGAACACTCGGTAGTCGCGATAGCCAGGCAGACGCACGCCGATGAACGCCTGCAGCATCGCCGGAACCGTCTCGTCCAGCTGCAGCACCACCTTGCCAGCCACCGTCTGCGCCGACATCAGGCGGCCGCCGTAGCCCCACTGCGTCAGGTCGTGGCTGATGGACAGCAGCGACAGACGCCGGTAGTCCAGATGCTCGATGTCGGCCGTGTAGCTGATCGTCTTGAACTGGTACAGGCTCTGGGCGAGGTGGTAGCGCGCCATGATGGCCGCGTGCGCCTCGCTGGTGACCCCTTCTCCGGTGATGCGGGCCGGGTTCAGCATCGTGGTGACGCCGGGCGCGGCCACGCGCAGCGTCTGCGTCTCCCAGTTCCGGTCACGATCCAGGTACTGGTACTCGATACCGTCGGCGGCGTTGGTCAGGCTGTAGGAGACCTCGAAGGAAGCCTTCAGCATGGTGGCCATGTTCGCCACGCCGGACAGCGGCTGGCCGCTGGACACGAACACCGCTGTCGGTCGGCTGCCGTCCGTCCAGCTGAACTCGCCCATGCCCGCCAGCGCGACCTCCTGGCAGAACTGACCGAGCGACACGGCGTCTGTCACCCACTTGTCGTAGGTGTAGCCGTTGGCCGTGCAGTGGAGCATGAAGGCCTTCAGGCCCTCGATGTCGATCTGCTCATCGGGCAACCCGAAGCCGAACTGCAGCTCGCCGTTGGCGTAGACGCCGCGCATCGTCTGCAGCAGGATGGCGCCAGGGTTCGACAGGCCGTTCTCGCGCGTGGTTGCCGTGGCCCACGCCGAGCCGTTCCAGATCGGCATCGGCCGCGCGCGGTAGGTTGCGCGCACCGTGTCCAGGCTTCCAGAGATCTGGCCACTGGCCTTGATCTTGATCCCGATACGGCCCCAGTCGCTGTAGTCGGTCTCGTCGGGCTGGATGGTGCGCAGGACGTTCCAGCCGACCTTGCACTGGTCTTTCCCCTCGCCCTGATCCCAGGTCGGGGCGCCCAGGCGCACGCGCACTTCGTACTGGCCCTTCGCGACCTGGACGGTGAACGTCCGGCGCATCACGTCCGCCGTCGCATTGGTCAGCGTCTGCGTCAACGCCGGGGACCAGTCGGACGTGCCGACCGGCCGAGTCTCGATGTAGACCGGCACGCTGTTGGTCTGCGTCTGCCCCTTGCCGCCGATGTCGTACAGCTGGCCCTCGAAGTCGAACTGCAGCGCGATCGCATCGGGGGAGCTGGTCCGCGTCACCCATGCCCCGTCGTTCTCCAGCTCGGCGCCGGTGATGACATCTGCGTTGCTGTACAGCGGGATGTCCTGGCTGGCCATGCCCGGAAACCCGCTGTAAAACACCGTCACATCGCTGTAGCCACTGAGGGGCGAGTCGCCCACGGTAAGGTCGGACGCGGTGTGCACGTTGACCCCACCCAGCAGGATCAGGCTCAGGTACTGCTCGTCCCCTTCAAACCAGGTGTAGGCGGCGCTGGCGGCGTCCGGGGTGACGCGCATCTCACCCCACAGCGTCGGGATCGGCTGGTACGGGCGAACGCTGTTGCGCTGGCCGCTCAGGCTGTAGATGGTGCGCGCGGCGGCCGAGCCCGACGCGCTTGGCACCTTGGGCGCCAGCACCTTGTTGATGAGCGCCGACCCGGCGATGACCACGCCAGCCTGGATGGCGGCAAGCGTAGCGCCTGCGGATGCCGCGACGAACGTGCCGCCGACAGCGCCGTAGATCCCCGCCGCGATGCCCGCCGAGAAGAAGGTCAGCACCGCGATCGCAATCAAGGCCACCACCTGCTTGCCGACGGAGGCGCGGCAGGCGATCAGCATGCCGTGCTTGGGGAACGTCTTGGCCCACATGGCCTGTGGCACGGTCGCCCCGGCGATGCTCACGGCCCATGCGCCGGACTGGATGCCTGGCACATGCCGCTCAAGAAACGTCGCGAGGCTCTCGCCTGGCTGCAGGTCTGCCGGCACGTTGCGCTGACCGTCGAGGGTCGCGAAGTTCGGCGTGATGACCAGGCGACCGCTGGCATCCAGCACTTCGGCCGGCACGCCGTTCACTGCGGCCAGCTCGGCGCGGCTCATTTCCATCGGTAGTACCCCATGACCGTCAGGCCGATGCCTGGCAGGTCTTTGATCTTGTGCAGCGAACTGCCGCCCTGCATCCATGCCGCGGTGTGCAGCACGTAGGGCGTGTGGTTCAGAAAGAAGTACGTGCCGACGTGGCCGGCCGTAGTCTTGCCCCCCTCGCGCATGAGCACCACGTCACCGTCCAGCGGCTCGGTCACCTGGTGACCCAACTCAGAGCAGTAGAGCGCGATCGCAGCGTCCTGGGCGCTGGAGTCCAGAGGCCTCAGCCGCTTGCCCGCCAGCGCGACCTCGCGGCCGAACAGCTCGCACTGCACGAGCATCACGAGATCCCCGCAGTCCATCCTCCGAGGGCAATACGGGATGCCAATGAAACGGTCGGTGTGCACGTTAGAAGATGCCTGGCAATGTGAAGGGGTTGGCGATCTGCTTGCAGGCCGCCTGGCGCATCAGCTCGTCAACGCTGGCGGTGGCGCGCGCCACAGCGCCGTTGATCGAAACGCCAGTGAGCGGCATCCAGAAGACGTGCTCGTGTACTTCCGGCGTGTCGCGCGCAACGATGATCAGCCGGGCCATCGTGGTGGTGCCGGGCAGCAGCCGCTCCAGCTCGGTGCTGATGTCTCGCCCGACGTTGTCCATCACCAGCTGCATGCGCGGCGCCTGGCCGCTTACGTCGTCCGGCAACGTGAACGCGAATGGCAGCGCGATGTAGGTGACGCCCTTGCTGGTGAAGTCCTGCACGTCGTTGCAGATGTGCATGGGTCCCGTGAAGCTGGGGTTCGTTACCTCCAGCAGCTCGACGTGGCCGACCGTGTTGGTGAGCCGCTGGTTGCGTTCGCGAAACTGGGTCATCGCAGGTACTGCAAGGTGACATCACGCTTGGCCAGCGCGTAACCCGAGGTGATAGGGATCAGCTTGCCGATGTCGCCGCCCTTGAAGCGCACGCTCAGCAGCTGGTTCGTGCGCGGGTTGAGCCAGTCGAAGAAACCGATGCGCTTGATGGTCTGGAAGTACCAGGTCTCAAAGGCGATCGTGTCCTGCTGGGCGTAGAACATCAGGGTCGCCGGCACTTCCACGATCACCCGGCTCTGGCCCACGCGCTGCTTGGCCAGGCCGCGCTCCATTTCGGAGACCACGACGCCCGGGTCGAATTCCTCGCCGGCACCCTCCAGCAGGATGCAGACGTAATCCGGTAGTGCTGCCATTACATCCCCATCTTTCCGCGCGTGCGCATCGCCTGGCCCACCGGGCCGCTGTCGGTCGCCAGTTGGCCAGCCACCGCCGAGACGGCCTGCTTGACGAACACATCGACGATTTCCTGGCCTGCGTTGCCGCGCCTGGTCGTCTGCTCGACCGTTGAGCCAGGCGGCGTGTGCACGTTGACCACCGTGCTCGGGCCGCTGGCCGCGGGCGCGAACGGCACGCTGCCTGAGCCGCCGACGCCGCCGCTGGCATGGCTGCGCCCGCTGCGGATGGTGGACACCAGCTGCGCGAAGCCGCTGGGCCCGCCGATCTTGGCCATGTCGCTCTGGTTCAGGATGCCCTCGCCCTTGTGGACGATCCCGGCCGGCTGGTACTTGCCGCCTGCGCCGGTGTAGCCGCCGTCGGCCCAGCCACCGCCGAACCAGCTCATGACGCCCGACAGCAGGGAGCCGAATACGCCACTGCCGCCTGAGCCGCCCGACGAGCCCTTGGCGCCGAACAGCGAGTTCACCAGCTGCTGCCCCAGCTGCTTGCTGATCAGGTTGTTGAACTCGTTGAACACCGACTTGCCGAAGTCCTTGATCGCATCGCCCGCAGACTTGGTTCGGTTCGTCAGGTCCGAGAACAGGTTCGAGAACGAGCCCTCGAAGGTGGACCGCAGCTTGTCGTTCAGTGGGTCGATGGAGGCATTGAGCTCATCCATCTGCAGCTTGAGCCGGCCGAAGGTCTGCTGCTGCTCCGGCGTGAGGCCGGCGACCGCCTGCAGCTGCATGAACTTCTCGATCTCCTGCTGCAGCAGCGCGATGCGCTCGCGGCGCGCGGCGCCGGTGCGCTGTAGCGCCTCCATCTCGGAGATAGTCCCGGCCTCGCGATCGATGGCAATGCGCTTCTCCGCGTCGCTCAGATCGCCCTGGATCAGCGTGAACCGCTGCGTCAGCTCGTTGAGCTGCGCCTGGGCCACCGTCGATTCCTTCAGCTTGGCCAGCGTGTCGAGGCCCTGCTGGTTGCCGTTGGCTTGGAACAGCTTCTTCAGCCCCTCGTTGGCCTTGTCGAAGTTCAGCGCCGCGACCTCTGCGGTCTGGCCGCGCAGCTCCATCAGCCGCACGTTCACGTCCTGCAGCGAGTCGGCAAGGTCCTTGGCGGCCTGCTTCTGCTTCTCGTCCAGCTCGATGGCAGCCAGGCCGGCGTCCTGCTGCACCTTGGCGCGCTTGGCGACCAGCTCCGCGATCTTGCCCTCGGCGTCGGCCCGGTCGGTCTTCTTGTCGGCCGCGTTGCGGTACTTCTCCAGCGCGGCAATCTGCGCGTCGTAGGCTTTGACCTGGCCGACAGTCGCCTCCTCCAGGATGGCTCGCTGCGCGTCGTAGAAGCCCTGCACCGACTGCAGGCCCTGGCCGTTGTACAGGTCGAGCATGCGGTTGCGGTCGGCCATCAGGCCGGTTTGCTCCTGCAGTTGGCGGTCGAACTCCTTCAGCTGGTTGCCCAGCAGTGCCTTGGTCGGATCGTCGGACGGCCCATTCTTGCCTTTCGGGTCGACATCCTTCATCGTCTCCATGCCGCGCTGGAACCGCCGCGAGATCTGATCGCTGAACTCGTCCGCGCTCGCCAGCACGCCATTAGCCTGCCGCACGCGCGACACCTCCAGCAGCTTCTCGATGTCCTTGAGGTCGGCATCCAGCCCGCGCGTCGGCCGGTCCTTGCTGCTCGCATAGTCACGGTCTTTGAGCAGGCGATCGCGTTCGCGCATCAGCTTCTTGATGTCGGCGCCGGGGTCGGACGACAGCTTGCCCAGGCCGAACACATCCTTCGCGGCATCGCCGATCACGGTCCCGAGGCCGCCGATCTTGTGGATGTCGCGCAGGTTCTGCAGGAAGGTGTTGATCGCCGGCAGCGCGTCGGAGGTCAGCGAGCGCCCCAGGTCAACGACGTTGGCCCGCATGCTGGACAGGTGCTTGTTGAAGATCTCGCTTTGGCGCACCGCCTCGTCGGTCGTGGTGCCGACCAGGCGCTGCTGCTGCGCCAGATCCGCCAGGAAGGGGCCGACCTCAGCCACGGACTTGCCGAACAGGGCCTGCACGTTGCGCGCCTTTGATGCCGTGTCGCCGTACTCGGAGAAGGCCACGGCCACGCGGCGCAGGGCTTCGGCGGGGTCCAGGGCCTTGAGCTCGGACACGCTCAGCCCAAGGTTGCGGATGACCTCGGCCGCGCCGTCGCCGCCATCCTCCATCCCGCTCAGCGACTGATTGAACTTCAGGAGGGAGGCCTGCACCACTTCGAAGCTCGCACCGCTCTGGCGCGCCACGCTGTCCAGCGCCGAGAGGTTCTCGATGGTGCTGCCGGTGATGTCGCGCAGGTCGTTGAAGGCGTCCAGCGAATTGACGTTCGTCTTGAACGCAGCGAACGCCGCCGTCGCAGCGCCGGCCAGGCCGGCACCCGCTACCGCCCCGAAAGAAGCCCACGACTTTTCTAGGTCGTCACGCAGCTTCTTGTGCTCGGCAGCCAGCTTGCGATTCGTGCGGTCCATCTGCCGCTCGGCCTGCGTCGCACCTTGCGTGAAGCCGCCGATCTTCATGATGAGATCGAGCGTGAGGGTGCCCAGACTCCTGCTCACTCGGAACCTCCGTCAGGGTTGATCATCTGCGTACCTCCACCGGCGCACGGAACATGCGCGCGATCATTTCCAGGGATGCGGTTGTGGGCTTGGCCGGCTCGTCCTCGGGCGGCGCGTCGTGGTAGCGCAGGAACTTGTCCAGCGTCTCTTTTCCGCCGTAGTTGGAATTGCGCCGCCAGTCAGAGCGGCCCAGCAGGTACTCGAGGCGATGGCCCA